ATTGGGAGAATCAACAGCGAACGAATGAGGCGCTTGCTCATGGTGTTTTGCCGGAGGATATATTGTTGATCGAATATGAGTATGGCAATGAACAGTATTGGTATTACCGGTACATGTCCCCTTGGGGAGACATTCTTCAAGAAGGCCGGAGCCCTTATTGGCATGGTTCGCATAACTATGCTTTCCATGTGTACCCGATGATACAGGGAAAGGTCTTCAATTATGTAGAGGATTTCATAGACCAGCAACGTGCTATCAACCGAACAATGACATTGATTGATTTCATTCGTAGTTCGTCTTCCAAAGGTGTATTGATTGTTGATGAATCGGCTTTTGAAAGTATGACTCGCGAAGAAATAATCGACGAATATGTGCGGTATAATGGAGTTCTGTTCTGTAACCTGAAAAACGGTCAGAATCTTAGTAATGTCGTTCAGCAATATAATGGCCAGGCAGCTGTTGCCGGTGATTATGAGCTATTGAATTTGCAGTTGAAGCTTATCAATGATATTTCCGGCGTGAATAGTGCGATGCAAGGTAAACAACCTAGTGCTGGTACAGCTGCCAGTCTGTATGCGCAACAAGTTCAGAACTCTTCATTGAATTTGAAAGGAATGTTTGAGTCATTCAACTCATTCCGTAAAAGAAGGGATTATATGGTTATGCAAACTATCCAGCAATATTATACTTCAGCCAGACACATTGACTTGTCTGGGAGAGATTATTCGGAAGAAGCAAAGTACTATGATCCGGATAAAGTTCAGAATGCACAGATTGACCTGAAAATCACTGAAGGTACTAATACCCCGTCATTTCAGATGTTACAGAATGACTTCTTGATGCAACTCTTTGAAAAAAATGCAATTGGTGTCAAGATTTTGTTAGAAAATTGCTCTTATCCGTTTGCTACAAAGATACTCGAAGCTATTAAACGAAACGAGCAGGCTTTGATGAATCAGCAGGCAATGGGGGGCATTCCGCAAGATGTAATGCCAGGTAATAACAATCTTATGCAGAAAGTGAATAATGACCGATTCGCCACTCCAGAAGATGGTATCGTGAAAACTGCTGCTTAAATTGAAGCTTCGCTGACAATCTTTGTTTTTTTAGACTTCCTAAACTCCCGCATAATTCGCGGGAGTTGCCATTTATAGCAAACATATACAAGGATGGCTGTCGCCATCAGGTAGTCGTCATGACAGCCTTCAGCGGCACCCATCTCCTTGCCATTTTCCTTTAGTTCATACGTATCCATCTCGAACGTGGTTGGCTTACTTCTCTCAATATATAGAAAGTCACGCATTGCGGATTTAAGGAAGTTGATAATAGTAGGCTTAGTTTTGGGATTGGTGTGGAAACCATATTTAACCGGTAGTCCTTGTTTAATTTGTTCTGGTGATGTACGCGAATAAAGGTTGTCGTAATATTCCACCACTTCATCCAATACATAATCGAAGTTGTCACCTTCTGTTCCTTCTGTTTCAAGTGTGTTACTTTCAATAACAAGTACAGCATTTCCGTATGCAGCCGCTATCTGTACGGCTTTCCATATTAATAAATCGTGTTCGATATGCCCATGCCATTCGGCGACAATTTCCGGTAGTCCGCCTTCTTCAAGCATTGGGAGCCGGTCAGCGACTTTAATACATGAGAAATCTGCTGCTGATGATGTACCGCCAATGTCGACACTAACCACGTATCGGTCATAGTACTTCTCTGTATAGTCGGGAAGAGCCCATACCCACAGGATGTTATTCAGGTCCTTTGTAGGTTCTATGTGCTCAAAACGAATATTAGATAGTGCATTCTTACCCTTAATATCGTTTGCTACAAATTCTCCATAAAAACAAGGTGGGAGAGTGGTTGTCCGAACTTGTTCGACGTATTTTTGTGGGAATATTCTCCGGCCCGTGCTTTGGAATGCTTCAGCGGCCGTAGACGGATATTCAGAACACATGCGCCATTTATCTTTAAATTCCAGCGATTTATCTCTGTACCAAGCAATAGCTTCTAAAGTTGCACCAAGCTCAAACAGCCAGTATTCATATTCGGTCATGGTGGCAATAAACGCGTTGTATGTTTTGGGATCGATACGTTTTGAATATATATCAATCATGAACCAGGGAATGAATACCGGAGTGAAATTATTACGTCCTTCGACTGCATCCAACCATGTACGATGAAAATAGTTGCCTACTCCTTTGGCGGTGGATTCCAAAACCTTGATAGTATAGGGTCCGCTGAGTATAGAACCGAATATGGATTGTACAAGGTCTTCCGGTTTCTTTCCCTTAGTTTCTTTCCATAAACCCACTTCTGTCAAATGGGCCATTGAAATATCTTCTGAACGAAGACTTTCCGGTTTCTCTGCCGAACCTATAGAATATCGGCTATTCGTTATATTGATGGAACGCGTCTTTTGTGAGCCTTGATAAGGATTCGTTTTTAGGCGAATACCGCCCGTTGCCCATGTAGGCATATTGTCGACAGCTTTTTGAAGCATACCAGATACATTCCGGGCTGCGGATTCAATGTGTCCACAGATAGCAGAGTTCCAATTGGAACGGTGTATAAGCTGTATCCACAACATATAAAGCTGAGTAAGTGTGGAACCACCCCATTGCCGGGCCTTACACAGAATAATGTCAATAGGGACACCAGCTATGCGAAGCTTTTCCAGTTCTTTTAAATAGTATCTTTGTGCCCGATTAAGTAAAAATGCTATGTCTTTTCCTTTTCCTTTCGCCGATATCTGAATACATGAATAGGCCCAGTATTCAAAGTCATAATTTATTCGTTCCTGGCAAAAAGATGTCCAAAGCTCATTCCTTATCTTATCCGATATACCCTGTTTGAGGATGAACTTGATATATCCATTAAATCCAATCTCAATGAGCTTTTTCACAAAACCGGTTTCCGCAAATGATTCCGGAAGATACATTTCTTCAATTGGACAGTCTTTTATATAGACCTTTTTCCGGAGAATAGATGTTGATCCTTCGCCGGTTATCGGATTATATGGACTTCGTATGATCGCAAGCCGTTCTCTGTTTTTCTGTATTATTTCATTTACGGTCATATATAAACCTCCTGGATAAGAGGCTTACCGCAAATGATATTAGAAAGCTATATACGTGGATAAGCGTATTGATATGTGGAGCGAATAAGCCCGTGGTTAGAAATGAAAATGCAAGTAGGAGAATGATTTTCGGCATATAACGTCGTTCAATGCCGGCTGTAATAATGCCTACCATAGATAAGACTATTGCTGAGGCACCAACTGTCGGTTCCTGATAGGTTGCAAAGATTGCTGAGAGAATAGGAATTATAGCCATTATTGGCATAATGATATACAGGTTGAAGTTCCGGAGCCTTCTCCAGTAAAACAAGAATAATGCAGAATTGATACTTAGATGAAAAAAATTAGTGTGGACAAAGCTATAAGTAATATAGTTCCACCATTCGCACCCATTGTATATACCTAATTGCGTAGTGTCGCAATAAAAACCAATGGAGTATATGAATACAAGGAAAATGATAAATATCATCTTATCTGTTCTTTATTGATTTATAAATGATGCCTCTCATTGTATCTATTGCCACGTAGTAAGAAGGCGCTGGCTGTTCTATGATATATTTTAATACGCAATAACCTGGCGCCTTCATTTCTTGTTTGTACTTTAGAAATCTGGCGTATAAGTCTTTATACATACACAATTTATTTTCATTGGAAACTTTGATAGGTTTTCCACGATGCATAAGTGATATAACCCTACGCGCATTATCATATGTTATGAAAAAACGAGGTGCCTCTTTCTTCATAACTTCCTGAATAATTTCTTCGGTTGAAATATAAGGCATACTTTTTCGTAAGCTTTTCAATGCATCAAAGTATGCTTCTCTTATAGAATTATCTCTTATTTCTCTGAATATATCATCCATTATAATAATGTTTTATGCAAATATAATTAAAGTAATACTTTAAAAGTTGCGATTTTACTAAAAACGCAGCTTTTAGTTGTAAAAACGCAGGTATAGTTTTCCATTTTAGTGCTTTTTTTGTGCATTAAATAATTAAAGAATTTGCTTATGGAAGATATCAAAGAAATGAATGATGAAGCGGTGGTTGACAAAACAGAATCAGTTCCGGGTACCGAACAAGTTCAAACTCCTACCAAACGGGATCAGTTGAAATCACTTTTGAGCGATGAAATTCCCGGTTATAATGCGGATGATGATGAATCTTCGGCTGAAATGTTGATGGGATATATCAACGGGAATAAGGAACAACGCAATAAACTTGCCGAAGCTTTGCAGCAAGATCCTCGTTTGGCTCAGATGCTTGCCGATATTGTAAACAGGAAACGCGGTGCCGGTAATGCAATGGCACGTTATTTTGGCAAAGATTTGCTTACTGCGGAAGAAGGTACTCCGGAATATGATGATATTCTGGCAGCCGAAGAAGAACGAAAGCAGGAAATGGAGGCGATGGAGGCCAGCAAGAAGGAATATAATGATAACCTTGAAAAGAGCATGCCTATTGTAGAGGGGTGGTGCCAGGAGAAAGGTTATGATATAGAGGAGTTTCTTGATAAGGTTTGGACGAATGTTATTTCTCCGATCATGTCGGGAAGTTATTCCCGTGAAATATGCGACTTCTTGGACAAAGGTTTGAATTACGACAAGGACACTCAAGATGCTTTGGCCGCTGGTGTAGTGAAAGGCCGTAACGAAAACATCAATAAAATGAAAGAAGAACGTGGGGATGGGTTACCTAAAGGGATAACGAGTGTTCCGGGAAATCCTAATATGCGAAAAAGAAGCTCTATCGTTGAGGCTGCTTTAAATGCTTGATTATTAACTGTTATAAATTTTAAAAAGATGAAAGTATTTAGTTTTTTGAAAAGAGAGAAATGGACGGTTCTTTCCGTCCTGTTGACGCTTATTTGCGTCTTTGTTGGTGGCGGTGTACTTATGGCTGATGCTACTGTAATTACACCGGGTTCCACACCATCTCCGGGAAATGCAGGCGAACCTACTCAATTACCAGGTAGCCCTACAACTGTTTCCGGAGTATCAGATGCTACTGGAGGTGTTGGTGGAGGCAATCTTATCCAACCGGATATTGATGACGATATTTTCCTGATTGGTACGGATGAAACCGTCTTGGATGGTATCATGCGTAAAGCCAAGAAGAAAGTTCGCGTTACAGGGTTTGAAGTGGACCACTTTGTTATCGATGAACAGAAATCTTCTGTGTTCACTACTGAAGATTATACTTTTGCTGGTGACCAGCAAGCTCCTATCAGTGTCCCTTCGGATGACCGTGGATTATTTCAGGAAAATGGTACGGTGTTGGTGAAAGGAGTCAACGGATATACCGAAGATGGAAAAACGGAAATCAAGGGAGTGGACCTTATGCTGTTTATTACGGGAAAAGATTCGAGTGGCAAACCTATTGTCATGGCAATTAATGGTCCGAAGACGAATGAGGGTGATGCCTATTGCAAACTTCCTACAATTCCCAAAGGAACAGAAATTGTTATTTTGACAAATGCATGTGCTGAAACTCAAAAGGAAGTTGCTCCTGATGTTGTATTCCCGACTCCTAAGCGAGTTTACTTACAGAAGACTATCATGAATGAGGTAGTATCTGACTATTTCGATGCCCAGAAAAAACGTATTCCTTTTAATCAGGCCCAAATTGCTGAAGCTATGATTAAGCAACACCGTAGAAAGAATAATCGTTCTTTATGGGTGAGCCATAAGGGTAAATTAATGGTTGACCGTGGTAAAATGGGGCGTCAGTTGGTATATACTTCCGAAGGTGTTCGTTGGCAATTTAAACGTGAGTATGAACATATCGGCCCGTGGACATTTGCTGATATTATTGCTTTAGCAAAATTGAAATTCACAGGTCAGAACTGTTCTAAAGAAGCATGGTGGCTTATGGGGCGTGATTTATTGGAGCAAATTCAGAATATCGATTTCACCAAACACAAGGACATCACAATGACTTCCGATCAACAATGGGGGTTCTCATGTACTAAACTTCACACTGTGTTTGGAGACTTCTATTTGAAGCATGAACCGACTTTGGATTATCTGGGATATTCTTGTAGTGGTGGCATTCTTGATATGTCCGGTATTGTTCGCTACTATATCAAGAACGAAGAAACCAGTTCTGAAAAGATTGAGGGTGAAGAAGCAAAGAGAAAAGCAATCATTTCTATCAATGCTTTGGCGTTGAAAGGCTATTCTCATATCTGGGTCAATGGTGAAGATATTGATGGTGATAATATCCCTGGTGCTTCGGCTATCACTAATTGGAGCAATGCTACCAATGCACCTGAAAATCCAAAGTTGAATGATGTTATTTATTTAACTGCTGCTTGTGCCGCAATTACCGGATCGAAGACGGGTGAAATCTATCAGTATAATGGTACTACCTGGGAGAAATATACGGGTGTAATTTATGCTCAAAATTGATTCTGTGAAATGTAGGGGCGGAGTATAGTACTCCGTCTCTTAATTTTTAATTATATGAAAATTTACAAGAAAAAATACGCAATTTATGGGATGATAGAACAAAGTTCTGTTTTCCCTATGGGTACTGGACATGTTCGTGTTGACTTCCGTCATGGTTCTTTAACAACGGCTGGTATTGTCCCTGCCACATACACTACTTCAAATCCAGTAATTCAGCAAGCTATTGAAAATTCTCCCAAATTTAAAGCGAGGATTATCAAAGAGATAGAATCTGTTCTGATTCGAGATACGGGTACATTGCAAGTTCAAAGAGGAGGCACTCAGAAGTTTGATAAAGTTGTTGTGGAAAGTACAGAGCAAGATACTACTTCTGATATATCAGAATCTGGTGAAATAAGTGGCGGTGCTGGGGTGTATCCAGATGTGAAGAATTCGCAGCAAGCGAAAGATATCTTAATGGGTGAACCTTATAATATCCCTCTTGCTGATCTTGGTAATAAAGCTGCAATACAGGCTAAAGCTGCTGCAACTGGTGTGTCATTCCCTAACTGGAAATAATGATGACTGAACAGGAAATCATAAGTAAAGTCAAAGCAATACTCAACGAAATAGGAGAGGAAGAAACTCTTTCTCTCCTATCAGAAGATACGGTCAAGATTGAAGAGTATATAAAAGCGGTTATACCAGATGCTGTAAGTTTGGTACAAATGAATTCTCCTGTTAGATGTGTCAATAAGAAAAATGGTGTTTCTTCTGATGCTACTGTGACCTCGGATAGTGAGGGGAAATGTCTTATACCTGTTCCTGATGATTTTGTCTCTTTGATTGCGATCAAACTTTCTAATTGGAAGAGAACTTGTATTGTAGCTTTTGATTTAAACTCAGAGGAATATAAACAGCAATGCAACTCTTATACAAGGGCTGGGAGTTACAAACCTGTGTGCATAATGGGATATAATAACTCTGGTAATAGAGTACTAATGCTATACTCTGCAAAGTCTGATTCTAAATTAGAAATGTTCGTGTATGAAGCGAAATATACCCTTGGTACAGACTTAGATATTGATCAGAATGAACCTGTATCGCAAGCTATCTGCTATATGGCTGCTAGTTTAGTGTATTCTATCTTTGAGAATAAAGTAACATCTCAAGAGATGAGGAACATTGCAGTCAGTCTTATTCCACAAAAGTAATATGTATCATATAGATGAAGAAAATAGCGACGTTATTTTTGAGGTAAATGGTAATAAGGTTGCCTTGAAAATAGTTTCTTCTCCCGGAGAAGGTGGGGGAGGATCATCTATCTATTTGATAAAAGTAGGGGATACTACAATTCCTACGAATAAAAACACATATTCAGCCTTAAGAATATTGGCTGAGATTGCAAATAACAATGAGATCTTAAAAGATATATTCCTCCGTAAGGACAAAATCGATAGTACTGACTATCTATTACGTCTTTTTGGAGGCTTAGAGGTTGGCGAAGCCATAGATTCACTTATCGCGGGCAAGGGCATAATTGCTGAAAATGGACGAATACAGGCTGACCGCATGGAGTTGCGGTCATCGCTGACCGTTTTAGAGCTTATCTTCAACCGCTTGTCTGCTATGGAGAGCGATTATTCATTTTCTGAGTCAGGGACTATTGAGAGCGTCGAACTCCTGGAAGACGGCACATATCGGCTTCCACTGCGTAAACGTTGGGAGAATGATTTCACAGCTCTTGACGAAAATGATGTCGTTTATGGCGTGGTGAATAATCTTGCTTCAGGTACCGGAGATTATTATACTTCCTGGTTGCGTGTCCTGAATGTAAACACAGTGGCCAATACCATAACTGCCGTCATGTACCCGGATGATGAAGTGCCGGGCGGCAAGAACTATCCGCCGGAACCGCTGATGATTCTTTCTCACCGTGGCAATCCGGTGAATGAGGACCGCCAGGCATATTGGTACTTGTCTTCCCGTGAAAAGTGTATCTGCATGCTCGATGGCGTGACAAAGCCCATACTGGAAGAGAATAACTACGCTATCATCATAGGTAAACTAAAGCAACTGTCACTATTCGACAACCTGCCTATAAACTACCGTCATAGTTATATCTATTGCCGTGGTATTGCCATTCAGGACTTGTTACGCATAGACTATCAAGGGACACCGGTCCGCTCAGAGAACAACCGTGGCCCGTGGTCGGCAGCGGATGCGGTGAACAACCCTTATCAGTCCACAGATACAGTTTACGATGCTGTCTATCATATTGGCTGCAAATGGATGTGTCTTTCTATCGGAACGACTCAGGAACCCAAATGGAATGCAACCGACTGGGCGCAGATTGAAGGTAATTCAGAACTGAGCCTTACGTTCTCTTCCAATAACGGTTATAACTTCTTTGCCGGCAAGGTCGATGCGGAATTCACCCCTATGGTGTATTGGGGTTACAATGATATATCTGAGGATGTGTTGCCCGGTGACTGGTCATGGACGCGTGACAGCGGTCAGGTGACGGAAGATAACGCCTGGTCGGTCGCTCATGCCAATAACGGCCGTATTCTTCATTTGACGAATGAAGATATGCCAAATAATTGGGGAGCTACGAGAAAAGTGAAATTCACCTGTACGGCATACGTTCGCGATGGTGCCGGGAGTACTAATGTCGAAAACAGCATAATTGTATGAAAATTAAAACCGTGGTTCAACCGCAGCCGGTCAGAACCAGTTATACGCCTCTGAAGGCGAGCTTTGGAATTGTAATAGATGGTGGAGGTAGCAAGACACAGTTCTACTATACCAATGCCAATACGTACATTCCTAACCGTGCCGTAACTCCAATGAAGCTGAGGGCGTTCCTCAATATTGCCGATCCGGATGGAATTATCAGCAACGGGGATAAGAGCAGCCAGCTAACCGTTACCTGGTACGAAAACAGTGAGAGTAACCAGATTACTTCGGGGAATAGTAATTATGTTCTGAATGCCGATGGTACATTGTTGGTGAAGAAGAATGTCTCCCCGACAGCTCCGGTGCAGATTCTTTGTCGGGCTACTTATGTGGATTCCAGGAACAGGAACACACTGGTATATAACGATACATTCACCTTAAACTCTATACAGAAGAGTGATGACCAGCTTTCACTGAGTATCAATCAGCCTGCCAAGATAACCTATAACCCCCTAAAGGATAACCAGTACATAGATATCACTGCCGCATTGAAAATGGGCAGCGAGACGGTTGCGGATGCCAATGTGGCGTATTGGTGGTATAAGGTGGTAAATGGAGAAGAGACTTTAATTAACTCTTCTGACTTGAACATAGAGTATGTAACCGGCCAGGGAACCAAGACACTACGTATTGATGCCGACAATACATATCTGAGCATCATTCGTTGTCGTGCTGCTTACTACACTGGAACCAAACCTTCGGCACCTACAGATGATACCCTGATGGCGGAGACGGCCATAATTTATAAGATTCCTCCGATTAGGGCATTTGTCTACAGTCCGAACGGCAGCATTATCCGTAAGGGGATGGCTAACATGACTTTTTATGTGAAGATACTGACGAACAAAGAGGAACTGACCGAAGAGCAAATCAACAAGTTCTTTTTTGTGAAGTGGTTTAAAAAGTCATCCGCTGCCGGTGCGACAGCTACGGAAATCGGACACGGTAGTTCGATATCGGTTACAGCCGACAGCTTACGCCTGAGTGGTGGCTTGCAAATGTCGGTTTACCCGGAAGTCTATGAGATCGGTCCTTATACGGTGCTTACTACCAAGAGTGGTGATCCTATCCGTACAGGTGCCAATGAAGTAATAATAGCCAGGGGCTAATTAAAAATGAAGTATATGAGAGAAATGAAGTATTTGAAAGTTTCCGCCGATATCGCCCGTCGTGCCGGTGTGATTGATGTCCGCCATCGGACTGCTGACGGGGAGTTTATCATAAACGAAAGTGACCTTCGCATGGTGAGGTTTGAACCTGAGGAATATGTGAAGGGTATTGCCGGGCAGGTTCTTACAGAGCAGGAAGCGGCCAAGCTAATCGAAGCCGGCGGAAATCAAATTGGAGAGGAGGTCTTAAATGAAGAAAGTAATGAATTACCTGTTGAGGATTCTTTGCCGGTTCAGGATAGTGATAAAGAACCTATGGCAGAAGATAATCCAATTAACGGAGAGGAGGCACAAGATGAGTGATGTTGCAGGTTCTCTTTACGTCGGGATGATAATAGACGGTGACAGTGCTCAAGGGAATATTCGATCTACTAAGCCGCTTGTGCAGATGTACCAGAAGGACACGGGTAAATGTGTACCGGACTGGAGTGTGGCGGCCAACCAGCCCGTCATCTATCCGGTCATGCGCTCAGGCAATGAAAACGTGATCAAGCCGATTGTGTCGGGTTCCGAGAAGTGGTATTACAACAACACTTTAGTAACGTTCAACGCTTCTGGACTTTCTACCGCTCCGGCTGCCGTTGCCAGCAAGTTGCAGACCACTACTTACAATAATGGTTCTGTGAATGTACCGGCATTGAAAATAGTGGGCAATTTGGCCAGTGCTTCCAACATGGATGCGGACACCATCCGCATGGACGGAGAGATTGAAGCTTCCGGACATAATCTTGGCTATACTTCTGAGATACCGCTTGCCATCTCGGAGTTTAGTAACTCCGCCTATTACGGTTTCCTGTATCCTTCCGATGGCGGTATTATTGATGGTGATACAGCTACCGTTAAAGTGACTCAGGAACTCTACAAGGGTGGCTCATTGGTGCCTCAGAGCAACTACTCCCTGAAATGGTATAAGATGCCGTCAACCACAGCATGGTCAACGGCCAACAGTGTTTCATTGGTAGCGGACGATGTCGATTCCAAGTTAAGCGTGAGGGCTGAGTTTATCATCGGTGGTGAGGTGGTTGCTACTGCCATTTGCGAAGTGAGTGATGAGACTGATCCGTTATTCCTGGCAATAAACTACAGTGGTCCGACGATGCTTACCAGTAGCGGTGCTACCAGTGAGGTTACAGCTACTTACAAAGTAAAGCGGGTAGGAACGGGTGAAGAGGTGAGCGGGTTTACCTTTACAACAGCTTTCACGAAGGCTGACGGTACGGCCTTTACTCCGGTCAATGCACCTACTACCACCGGTTGTAAGCTTACTTATACTGATGTGAAGAGTGCGGGAGGGAATATAACCGGTTATGTACAGGGAACTAAATCGTGAGTTGTCATGGCAAAGAATCAGATAGTTGCATCAGTCTTTAATGTCACAGCGGCACCCGATGACGGTGCCAAAGGTGACCGTGGTGCCCGTCTCCGCCAAACTGATTGGGCAGAAGGGAAGCAATATCTCTCGGGAGCCGATGGTGAGCTTTGGTACGATGTGGTATTATACAAAGATATGTTATATCTGTGTTTGAAGTCACATACTTCCTCATCTGCTAATAATCCTCAGACTTCAGTCGCAGGCCAATTAGGATATTGGGAGAAAGCCGTGGACTGGATTTTTGTTGCTACCAAATTACTGTTAAGCGAGAAGATAAGATCTGAATATATTGATGTTGATGATTTGGTCGTAAAGCATGTAGAGGCAAAGGATGCAGCCGGTAATGTTACTTGTAGGATTAATGGTAAAACGGGCGAAGTTTATGTCAAAGGTGAAATAACTGCGACCAGTGGCTCATTTACAGGTGAAATTATTGCTCAAAGTGGTAAGATAGGAGGATTTACCCTTGAAAGCGGTTCGCTATTCTGGAAGGGCCGCGATTATTTTGGAAATGATAGTCGTAGTGTCCGGATTGGCGTACCTACAGATGCGGCCAGCGGGATGATTGATGTTTCTTTCAATGGGGCTACCACCGGAAAGTTTGGTATAAAAGTGATTGGTTCTAACTCTGGCGGTGCTTGCATTTATGCATCGAGATATGCATCTGAAGGATCACGGTCATATCCAAAGGAAGGTAATACATACGCCGCTTATTTTGATGGTGGCGTCTTTGTCTCAGAGAATTTAACCAGTAAGCTGTGTCTTGCTGATAAGTTTGGTGCCGTGGTTGCTCGGAATGCCGATGGAAGCGTATCATATTATGAAGGGGTGGACTTTAATTTTGGTTCAATGATATTTAGAAAAGGATTATTAGTAAATAGAGCATAGAAATAATGAAAGTAGATTTAAACAGAAAATTTAAAGACTTTAAGGGAGGTGAAACAGAGAATGTTGTTTCGGATAAGGTTGCGGAAGCTCTTTATTCCGCTGGGATTTCACCCGAGTTCGCAATTAAACGCGAGGACAAATTCAGAGCTTATAAACTCTGTAAATCCATCATGGATAATAACGGGGTTGTAGAGTTGTGTAGTGAGGACATATCTTTAATTAAAGAAATTTGCTCTAACTTCTTTACGGCGGGTGCTTATGGTCAAATCCATGAAATGTTAGAGATGTAATATAAAAATATATCTTTTCTCCTTGCCCACAAGGGAGTGAATTTGCGGGAAATAAATTAAACAAAACGAGATTAAAAAATAAATGTTGAATTTGGGCGTTTTTCGCTATAGTTTAAACGCCCGTTAAAACTGAATAGGTATGAAATTGAACGAAGCAATTAAGGTGAATAGTATTAACGATGAGTATATCACATTGATTAACTCTGAAGGGCATCCCCTACGTATAAGTAAAGCTGACCTAACAA